CTTTAGTCGTTTCCACGACGCCGGATGCACACCCTGGTCATCGCAGAAACACCACATGCCTACGAACAGTAGTCGAGCACTCGTCGAGCACTCGACGACCTGCTCTGAGGTGAAGAATTCCGGCTTAATGGACCTGATTCTAGCCATTCAGCCCTCCCCAAATGTTTTTTGCAATAACTCGCTGATCTTGCGGTTTCGTTTCCGGCCGGCGTCGTCGATCAGTGAGACGCAGACGTGGGCAGCGGCCATGAACGGAGTCATCAGGTAGTTGCGTTTTCCGCGCGAGCGACCGACTCCGCGATGGCTCCAAACGCGCCCATCGCGGTCCATCGAATATGCCGTGCAGCCTGGTATCCGCCTCATGATCGCGCCTAACGCCGGCAGCCGGGGGGCAACGCAGGGGCACCACGCTGCTCGGGATCCCGGCCACCGGACCAAGGAGTTTAGATGGTCTGAGCGGCTGGGAAAGCGTCTGGCGCTTCGGCCAGGAATTCGTCGAATTCAGGATCTGGCGACCGACCATTGAGATCGCCAATCTCCGCTACCGGCGCTGCATTGCCGCCGGTGCCAATCAATCGGGTCCACACCCGCGCGAGGAATTTCCGCCGGGCTTTGCCCAGGATGGCATCCGTCCCCATCCCCTTGTTTACGCGGACGCAGATGCGGGTATCGACGTCGCCGTTGGACCCCTTCAGACATCGCATCTCGTCGTGTTTGCCGTCGAGGGTCCACGTCGCGCACATCTCCACGAGCGCACCCGAACCCGCATCCTCAACTCTCGGTACGCCCGGTGGGTCTTCGCGGAACACAATACCAGGCCAGCCGTACACGATCCGCTCCACTCCTCGGAGCGTAATGTAGCATTTCCCCGCGATTATGTTGAACTGGTTCTGGGAGATCCCCACGCCGTTCATCAACGCCGAGATCATGCAATCCCTCACGACCTCGGGAGGGTAACCACCACCGCTGTCACGATCGGTGAGGAAGCCCAGGGCTGTGCCTTGGAGCGGCATGATCACGCTCATGAATTCCGGTGTCATGGCTTGCTTCAGCTGAGCTATCCCCTGGGCCTGGCAGAACGCGATCGTCATTTCGTTTCCCGCCGCAGTCGCTTCTGCGATCGCGCGCCGCGACTCGGATACCACCCGGTCCATTGTGGTTAGTGCAGACACGTCTTCCGCTCTAATCAGTTCCGTCATTCTCGCCTCCGATTTTGAGTTGGTTGAGTACGTTCAGTATTGGTCCCAGCTTCTGCTGCGGGCAGGGTTGGCTTGTCCAGCGGCATATTCTCTGCCCGGTGATATGGTGCGTTTTTTGCTCAGACTCCCGGCATCCTGCCTCACACTCTCCGCTGATCCGGCAGTGAGATTTATTCCGCTGCGTGCTGTGGTTGAGTCGCTGCATTTCCAGGCAGCCAATCGGTCGCCCCTGGCACATGAATCGCTCCACACCTGCGCGGACCATTTCGTCCGCTGTGCGGGGTTCGGGCATTCAATCAATCTCCGCGTCCGAGATAATCGTGGTTGATGGATTCAGCAGGGGTTCAAACTCTAGGTTGATCGCCCGCAGATGCACCCTCAACTCATCGCGTGCTTTTGCCGGTTCTACCGTGTCCAACCGTTGGTCTGATGCGATGTCCCGTCCCAACTCCATCAAATGATCATCCACTGTCCGCAATGCGTCCTCTAGATTCTTGACCCGGCATCGCAGGGCGGTAATCTGCGAGATCTGTAGACTGATGAGATCCCACTCGCACGTTACGGCAGGCTTGAAATTAAGATGCTCGACTCGAAATGGGTGAAGATCATCAGGCTGCGTCACGATTTGCCCTCCTTTCTACAGCCTCTGGCCGGGAGATCTGGACGTCGCGCGGGGCGTCGATACCAATGCTCACCACGTTCCGTCCGCTGCGCACGACGGTCACGACGATGTCGTCACCGATACATATCTTCTGGTCCTTCTTCCGGCTGAGCACCAGCATTTCATCTCCCTGTTCGGTCGTCATCCAGCAAAAGGCACGCCGCGATCAAACTGCCAATGGCGACCGCCGCGACGTGGGCCAGAGTCCATGTCATGTTCGCCCTCGTCACTGCTCGTCGATTTTGGAGGTAATCCAGTCCATAAGATCACTCCGTGCGTACCGGACAGACGCCCCAATACGGGCGAAGGGTATATCCACCACTCCGGTATTTCTCCATTTGCGAAGCGTGTCTGGATGTACTCGCAGTATTGCCGCGGCTTCCTCATTCGTCAGCATTTCCGGCGGGTCAACCATGGTGTCTCCGGGCGTTTTCGGGTTGTGGCGGGCATCCTACGGTCAGCGCAGCCGCCAGTCAAGACCGATTGTGAGAATTAGAGAATCAGCTAGGTGCTCCAGCATCGTGTCAAGGCAAATTAGTCGTTTGGGAACATGTTGGGACCATGTGGGAACATGTGGGACCATGTGGGAACATGTGGGAACATGCCGCGTTGCGTGGGCGTTGCGTTGCGAATTATGAAAACACCGTGATTTGCAGGGTGATTTGCCTGCGAGCGTTGCGTTGCGTGTTGCGTTGCCCAGCAAAACCCTAGGTACACCCCAGGTACACCCCAGGTACACCCCAGGTACACCCCAGATAAATATGCGCCTCGTAACCTGTTTCCACGAAACAGTATGCGCTCGGTATGCGCGGCTCTATGCGCATATTCCACAGTGCCTGGATGTGCGCTACGCGCGCGCTACGTGATGAGTTTCGCGCGCGCTAGAGGTTTCAACCGGATCAAACCGGATAAAGCGGATAAACCGGATCCGCCACGCGGATCGGGCCATGTCCGCACCCGATTCCGCCACGGGACCGCAGGTTCTATGAGGTAACAATGAGGTAACGCTGGACGTTCAGCATTGTTCACTGAACACCATGTATTCCCGTAAGGCCGTTCGGTTACCCTGGTTATGACCGCGCGTTCAGCGAGTTCAGCATTGTTCACTGAACGCTTTGACCTATTTTTGACCTATTTTTGACCTATTTTTGACCCAGCATCACACCATTATCTCGCGACCATCCCGCCAGTACGATCCGCACACGGAATCGAAGGTGTCAGCCAGCGGGTCAAGCCATGATTCGGCGGTTCCGTCGAGGGCGATCGGTTCCATGCCGATGTATGCCCTCCCGTGATCGGACATAAACCAGGAGACCTCGGCAACCCTACAGTCCTCAAGATACTCGCCCATATGGAGCAAATCGCCGGCACGGAACATACATGGAGACTGGAACTCCTTTTCCCCCTCCCAGACGTTGCCCTCCACATTTAGCTCGAAGCCCATCGTGTAGTCGTACATCTCACTCCTCCTCGCCAGGGTTAGATGTTGTGTACGGAGCGACAAAAAAAGCGGCGGGCCGAAACCCACCGCTAATTTTTTACCAGTCCGAATTGTGTGTTCTTGGTTTGCCGCCACCCACACAGCTCAGACGCACCAAGCATTGGATGCCCGGTGACGAATCCTACTCAGTATATTTTGACCTGTCAATTTCAGGTGGGCTGTTCTTTTCCTTCCGGCGAGCACGCCGGATAGCAAGCCGGATGATCTTCCTCGCGGCAAACCGCAAAAACGGCAGCCTGGCCCGGTCAGCCTCTTCTTCTAACCAATCGATGATCATTTCGATGTGATCGGGTTCGGAGCACCAGTCGCACCCCTGTCGGTTCATCTCGCGCATCCGCTGACCACATTTACAGCCCCGCGCGGGACGGAGGCCGATCATACTCAGCAGACCCCGTAATTCGGTCCCAGGACCGCCCTGGCGTCGTGACCCGGTTCTGCGATGGCGAACCCTGACCGATCCCCGCACTGGCCGGTTTAAACGCTGTACGGCCGGCCCATCGTGACAGGACTGATCCGGCATGCGGCAGTCTTCCCACGCATCCCAGTACTTGCCGCCGGCCTGGCACAGCGCGACCTGAGTCCGATCCTTCCGACATCCATGGCGATCGCACTGGATACAGCCGATTTCCGGGATCGAACACTCACATTCGGCCATCTCAAGCCTCGGTGATCGTAATGGTCACACTGCAGGTCTCCGACGAGCAACTACAGCACGGATTCGTGAAAGAGGGCACATCGTAGACCAGCTGCAGCGGCGAGCAACTGCAACTGGTCGGGAAGAGGCGACCAGGCGTCATCTCTGGACAACATGCATTAGCCCATTCTAGTTCGATCCAACTGTTGAAGCATGGTTCCGTGGTATCGCAAGCATCCGAGTCACAATCAAGAACCAGTGACCAGCCGGCTAAAGCGCAGTCGTCGCATCCAGGTTCCAGGTCCACGTCACAGAAATCCGGCTCGGCATCGACCCGAAATTCGACGCACTCACCTCCCGATCCCGCACTCAATGTCGCCGTGGCGTTGAGCGCCGCACAGGCACTCGAAATGGTCGCGGTAAATTCTGGATTTACGCAGCGGATATCGTCCATCGGCGCACAGCAATTACAGGTGCCCGGCGGATCCACGCTGTCGCAATCCTCGCCGCAGGCAGCGCAACTCACCTCTAGTTCAACCGTCCGGTCGAGGCTATCATCGAGTACAACAGTGAAGCCGAGGTTCGGGCAGGTCGCTGTCTGATCGGCAACCGTATAGTTGGTCGTCGTCACTGCGATTTTGCAATCCGACGTCAGCTCCAGCGTGACAACCTCCGTATCCTCGTCGCCGCATGCGATCGACGCGGTCCAGCCGCCGTATGAGCCGATCGTCGGATCATAGGTCGCCTTGACGCATTCGCGACATTCGAGGCATCGATCGACGTCTAAATCGTCGTAGACTCGTATGCATAAACAGAGGTGGCAACAGATACAGGAGCAGTCCTCGAAACAGTCGCTGCAGTTTCCCCAGTCGGGCGAAACGAACGCTGCCGGGCCGGTCGTGATCGTCGCTGCTGTGCAGCCGTCGCTTCCGGTGACCGAGGTCAGATCCAGAGACCAACTCCCGTCCAGGCAACAACAGCTTGGGCCGTCAGCCGAGGCGGGATTCGACCAGGGTACGGACATCTTGTCGCCGCCTGTGATCTCGCCTTCAACACACGACAGATCGAGCGCGGTCGAACTCAGGCAGAGCGAGCAATCGTCGTCGTCGTCACGCTGGATATTGAATTCCAGGTCGAGCGACATCGAGCCACAGGCAACCGTGCCGGTATATCGCGGCTCGCCGGAATTGCAGTCCAACTCGAACCGCGTATCGCGGCGCACGCAGTCGCACTCACCGCATGGTCCGCTCCCAGACGACGGCTCCGTAACCTCGAACGTGACACAGATCCAGCGGGGGATGCACGCACAACAACCCGAATCGTCGCCGCAGGCAAAGCCACGGTGACAATTTCGGCAACCGTAGACGGTCTGGTTGAGGTCACCGCATGGCATCTCAGGTACACAGCTCCTGAATCGGGCACAGGAAAACGATAACCCAACGACAGGTCACCGCAGGCGAACCCGTCTGGGTGTCGGTAATTATTACAGACCCCCCTGGGCTGAGCGATGAGGTCGCCGTCATCAAATCGAAATCCCGGCACTCGACATCGTCGCCAGTGAATTCCACAACGATTTCCAGATCAGGGAAGGCACCTCCGGTCACCGTAACCTCATCGATATTGTCGAGGGCTTCGAGTGCTGTTTTCACATCCGCGGCAGTGCAATCCCAGTCCAGGTCTGCGGTCGTGTCGCTCGTGTCTCCATCGTTGAACGTGAGTGTGAACGTGCCGCTCGTGGGACTCGTTCCACCGTCCTGCACCGCTGTCATGGTTGCCGTGCCGGCGTCGAGCGAACTAGCGCTGACGGTCATCAAGCCGTAGTCGGTTTTGTCCACGTCGTCGCCGGTCCACTCGATTCGGATCGCAGTACCGGGCAGCGAACCGCCAGTGCAGGTGACCGAGTCGATGTTCGACAGGCCATCCAATGCCGTCTTGATGTCCGCTGCGGTTGAGTTCCATTGCAGCGCACCCGTCGTCTGCGATGACGATCCGTCGTCGAATGTCAGCTTGAATGTCCCGGTTGTAGGCGTACCGGATTCGATCGACAGATCCTGTATCTCGTTTGTACTGATGCGCAGTGTCTGCTTCTCGTTCACGCAGGTTCCAGCGTCCGATCGGAGACGCTTCGCAAACCCCTTCCGACCGACCAGGTTGTCATCGGTCGCCATCTCAAAGAAGCAGGTGTCGTCAAATACGGAGAGCTTGTCGGTGCCGTACTCGCCAGGTACGCGGGAACACGCACATGTCCTCGCCTCGATCGTAACGGTCGCCGTCCCATTATCACATGAGGCCGAGTCGATCTCGAACTGGATATAATCGCAGGGGCTGCGTCCACTGGGCTGCCATTCGCCGTTGATGAACGTGACTCGCAGCCAGTCGTCCTCGGCGGCCGCTAGCATCGGGTCACGGTTGCTGACCAGGATTGAGTAGTCGGCCGGGATCAGCTTGTACGGAGCATCTGGATCGGGAACATAGACGTCCATCTCGGCTGTGGCGGGAGCACCGAATTCCTCGGGCGCGTCGAGGTCTTCGGTGAGTTTTCCCTGCTTGGGAGGGTCACCCGTCAGGATCGGCGGTGCGGTCGGGTCATTTGACCCTGCCATCTGCTCGATCATCAACACCGCGTTGACCACTCGGGCAGCGCTGGACGCATCGAAATTGAAGCTCTCTGGAGGCACGGTTCATGCCTCGTTGATTTGATATACCAGGAGACAGGCCGCCGTGTCGGCCTGCGCATAGATCGTCGCTCCAGTGTCGAGTCGGAATGTCGCTACCTCGCCGGCCAGCAATCGAACGAGCGGGTAGAACGTGGTGCTCACGTATACACCGAGTTGAACGAAATTCGTTGCATCGATGTTCTGGAAGCTGGCGATGCCTGAGGTTGTGATGTCGGTGACAACCAGAACCTCCTGGGTCGTGCCAATGGTCTGGCAGCCGGCCGCATGACCCTGCCCGGTCTGCGTTACCGATACAGTTTTTTGGAACTGGCTGTTGATGTCACCGTTCGTCACGTTGACGCCCACCGAGTGATTGATCGTTCCGGCCATGACTCACCTCAATGAAAATTGAATACGCTGAATGGTTTCGGCTCTAGCACCATAAACCGGAATCGAACGACACCGTCAGCCTTTTGTTGCAACGTCGGCAGTGTCGGCGGCGTTCCAGATAGTTCAGGAATGATGCGTGTCCAATCCAATGGAACACCTCGACCATTCAGGGGGATCGGTTTCTTGACTGCATTCTGTTCGCGGTCCCGCAACACCTCGTATCTGATCGTGTTTGTCTCTTCATCGACCACCATCTTCTGGACACCCTGATCAATAGCGTCTTCGTCCCATGGCGACACCATCATGGTTGCTCGCTCAACGCCCACTGGCGGCAACTCACGGAGGAATGTGTACTCCTTCAATGGTTTCAGTGCGATGTCCCAGTTCACTGTGTAGAAGAACGTATTTCGGTCATGCTTAATCGATGAGATCTTAATTGATCTGAGGTAGGCGCAACCAGCCGGAATTGTCAGACCACCAAGGATGAACGAGTCGTCGTTTACTGTTTCCCGGTACGTCAGAATCTCGGGTGGGACGAGCTTGTGATTTCGCGTGATCCTGGCAACAGTGTATTTTTCGTTGCGCATGATGGGTGGGTTGAACGGTTCTCCCACCGAGTTTGAAACCGGATACAACATCCCCATGTTGTTGTCATACGTGCCGTAGTTGGGCACCGGAACTCCCGGCTCACGATCCCGGCCATCCATAAACCGGCGGGCGTACTTAACGGTCACGCGCTCGGTGCCCTCTCCCCACTCCACCCGTTGCTGATGCTCGTTGATGTACCTCTCTGGCGAGAATGAACTGTCGTCGTTTTCCAGTTCGTTTGCCGTACCAGAATTGTACCGCAACCCGAAGGTCCACATCTTGCGGCCTTTGTCATGGCCCTTGGCGTCGATCGATTCGAGACGAACGAAATTCCATAGCGGGTGGACCTGAAACCTCTTCGGCACCATCGGATCTTCGAGGATGACCTGAGGATTGGTCTCTGCCGTGTCAAGCACGGCGATTCGGCTCTCATTAACGTCGATAGTTCCATCATCGTTACCAACGATAGATCTGCCGTCGATTGCCAGATTGAACGATGTTATTGACATCAGGGACCACCGGGAATGTGTACTATTTTCGGTTTGCGTTCACGCGCCATCTCACGGGTGTCGTCCGCGATCGATTTCAGGTACTGACTACTCTGCTCCTCCACCTCGAAATTGCGTTCCATCTTCAGATGATCTCCAGGCGACATGATGGGGTGCTCTGCATCTAGTTGCGAGTCTGCACCACGTTGTACATCGAGATCTGCATCTGCGCCGTAGCGGGACCGCTGGTAACCACTTCCGGTCCAAAACGAATCCAGCAGGCGACTCTGACTCGGGGTCATGCCTGGCGACGATGGGTGCGTCCCAATCGATCCAGCTCTGGAGCCAGGATACCCTGGCACAAACGCCGCACCTCGGTCGCCACCCTGCCAAAACTCCGTGCTATCCATCCACTTCGATACACCCGCTGCACCTGCACCGAACGCCTGCTCAATAATCCGCATCGGGGGTCTGTTTACGATGTCTGACGCAGTTCCTCCACCACGCGAAGCCCGAAATCTACGCTTCTCTCGTTCCGTCAGTCCAGTCTTCCGTAGTGGCCCCTTGGACCGACGATTCGCCCATTCCTCAGGCCCGTGCATCCAGCCGGATAATATCCCATAGCCGGGTGATTCAGTTGTGCCGCGACCACCACGAGCACCCCACCCCAGAGCCGGCATCCTCTCCCATGGTGACCCCTTTATAATTTCCTCGTCTATTCCCTGTTGAGTCGAGAAACCCCATTGGGAATCCCTTACCCGTGGGTCGTGTATCATGACGCCCGCGCCCTGGCCTGGCCCCCACCCAACAGACCCGTGCCGCACTCCGAGTTCTCTCCACTCGCGGTCGGTGCGGGGCTTTCGGGGACCGATTCCCAGTGCCGCCAACTCTTCCGATGTTTTTCTACGTCGCTTGGATTTCCCGAACCCTGCGCCGCCAATTCCAGACGCGATCCAGTGCGCCCTTTTGCCGAATGCGTCACCACCACCACCACGCATCCCCCCACTGACCAGCCGCCCATCGGGTGTCCTACGCAACCCGCTGAACTGACCAAAATCATCTCGACGCGGGGGAGCAACCAGCCCCACTGGGTCACGCGAGAATGCTCCTGGGCCGCCACCATATCCGCTCAGGTTGATTCGCCGCAGGACATCCATCTCTGCCTTCGATCCCTCTTGTGCCAGATTAGACATCGACCGCATGGTGTCGAGGCGATCGCGATCTAGTTGGAGTCGCTTTTTAGCTATGGCTTCAGAGTGCTTTTTCGTGATGTTCAGCTTTTCCTCTATAGTCAACTCCTCTTCCTTGATCTTGTTGATCTCTTGTCCGAGTTTCCTCTGACTCGTCATTATCGGGTCTTTTGCTTCCATCTGATCAATAACTGTTCCAAGTACAGCAACATCAGTGTCCTCGGGAACGCCGAGTTTCGATAACTCAGTCTTCAGAAACATGCCCGCTTGATGTTTTATCTGGTCGTATCTCCGCTGTTGGTCTGCGGGGATCTGACGCGGCACATCGGCCTGCCCCAGAGGCTGCACAGCCTGTCGGTCCCACTGTTTCATCAGAAATTTGTAGTCATCCAGTGCAGTCTTTAGTTTCTCAAACTCTTCATCGCTAAATCCTATCGTCGTTCGCAACAGCTTGTTCGTCGCGTCTCTTCTCTCTGGCGTGGCTTGCCCAATCGCCCCTAGCATTCCCAGCTCACGAAAGGATTTTTCCGCTGTTATCATTTGATTCTGCTCGGCCTGTAACGCAGTCCTACGGGCCTTCAGATCTTTCTGTCGTTCCTTTAGGTTTGTTTCCTGTGTCTGCCATTGGTCTGGTCTCTTGCCCTCTGGGGTCAGTCCTGCCACGAGCGCCTGCTCGAATTCCCTCAACTCGATACCCTTAGCCAGGGCATCTTTGACCCGCCTGATGCGACCCTCAACTACTGCCAACTCGTCGCCCCACTGGCGAGTGACGCCGACCAATTCCTTGATCGGATCGAGCATGAAATACAACGCTACGGCAACGGACGTTGCCATCGCTGCGTACTGATTACCAGAGACAGCGACCATCTGCGTGATATTGTTCGCGGATGCCCTCACCGCCTGGTCAAACGAGACACTCAACTGCTGGCCGAAATCCTCGGCGGCTCGCGATGCCTCAAACATCATGTTGCCGAAGCGGCGTTTGCCCTTCGATGACTCTTGGGCTGCGCCCCTCGCGCCAGATTGGACACCCCGCCGCACTCCAGCCTGGGCTTGCTTAACTCCAGCCTCCATCGTCTTACTGATGTTGCCCTGGATGTTTGCTGTGACCTGCAGAGCGGCTGAATATTGTGCGCCCTTATTTGCCATGCTGCTGCGCTCCCTGGACTACCTGTGCCATCGTCGCCTGCATCTGCTCAGATTTCACCTCATCCATTGATCGCACTCCCCGCGACCAGTCGGCCATAATTGATCGCAACACATTGTCTGGATCAAACCTCGTCCCACTCTTTGGCGCGTGAATCGCCACCATCGTGGACATCATCTCAACAACCACTCTCCACTCATCGCCCCACGGTTCGGCACGGAAATTAACCCACTCGTCGTACAATTCCGTTGCCGATACCGAGTCGAGCAATTCGCTGTAGCTGATGCCTCGCGAACGCGCTAGTTTTCGCCAGAATCGCTCTCTTGGTCGGCTGCGGGCTTTTTTACGTCGTCCTCTTCTGACTCGTTGTCATTGTTCGCAAACCCGCCGAATTTATTCAGCTTGCAGCATTCCATGTACAGCCTGTCGAGCACGTCTGCGCTCGACTCCGACAGGGTGGAAAACCCGGCCTTGTCAGCGAACGGGCGATTCCTCTGCTCATCAACGATCGACAGTCCCACGATGACCGCTCTGCCGGCACTGTCGATCTTCGTATTCGCTTTCCGGCCGATCCATTCCCGATGAGCCTGCTCCCATCGTTCGAGCAGTGTCCCCGTCAACTCCTGCAACTCAATAGTGCAGCCCCATTCTTCCACATGAACCTCGGCTGTCGTGAGAGACCCGATCCCATCACGTATCTGCTGCGCAATGCTCGTCATGCTGTTTATGACCCTGGTGCTATGGCGATATCGCCGGTTACCTGGAGTTCGTAATCACCGCCTGCGACATCGTCCAATGATGCGTTGCCCGAATACGTGGTCATGAATCCCGTGAAGGCAACACTCGCGCCTGTGGACTGCCCGACAGCGGGCTGGAACTGAATTGTGATCGTTTCTGCCGCCTCGTCGATCGGAGGCAACAGGTCGGGATCGTAGTGCATCGAGACGCGGCATCCCGACCAACTCCCGACGTCGCTGGGAATGTAGGTTCTCCACGAAGCGTTCGTGTGCTCAGCGCCGGCAGCCGTACCCATGTGGGTTGTGTCCAGTGCCGGGCGATCTGCCGCCGGCATGGTGATATCCAAAACATTCGCGGCGAATGCGCTGGTGCCGAAGGTGATCGTCGTGCCGAATAAGTGACGTGCTCCCATGGTTCAATCCTTTTCTTCCATATCGGTTTTCGCTTCCTCTGGTGCCGCATCCGATGCGACCTGAAACATACTCATCACAAACCGAGTCAGTTCCTCGTGTTTCAATTCAATCGCGGACAGTCGCTCACTCTGATCCTGAACCGTCGCGTCATCGACAAATGGTTTTCCGTTCAGTGATATGATTCTGCTCACCTGGAAATGCCCCAGCATTCCCGACGCATCCTCAAACTCGACGGATATCATGCTGGACTCGCTGCGGTGCGGTTGTATGTGATCGTCATCGATACCAGGACTGTCGGCCAATCCACATCAGCGCCCGTCACGGGTTGTGGAGTCACGTCGCGGGGCTGCGACATGAAGCAACTCTGGACGAATGTGGACCCCCATAGCCCGTGATTGAACGTGTTGATCTTCTGTCTCGTCTCGTCGAAGAGTGTCTTCGCCTTCAACAGGCTGGTGCTAGAGAATTCCACGGCGAAATCGTCAGTGGCTACCCCGGTGTCTCCAGACAGGTGCAGTTCCGAATCACCACCCAGGTCTGTGACCAGAATCCACGGTGGCTTGAGGTCTACCCGCCGTCCGTTCGCCTTCTTCAATTCGGTCGGGACGTGACCGAAAAATATCTTGCAGGGATCGGTGCCCACGAGATCTGTAATCTCCGACACCGATTTCCAGTATGTGTAAATGGACTCCAAGATCATTTCTTCTGCCCGGTGCCCTTTCGACCGACCGATTTGAGAATCCTCTGCTTGTCCGTTTCTGCATCCTTGAATATGGCCTTGATCTCTTTATCCACTCCCGCTAGCAGTCCATCCACCATCGCGTGCAGTATTTGTCTTCTCTTCGCGTAGTAGATGGCACGGAAGAATGGTTTTGGCTTGCTCGGTGTCTTCCGCCAGCCGCCAAATCGTGTTCCACGTTCAACCAGGTGGGCATATTTGTAGGGCTTGATTGTGTCTTCTTCGTCGCCACCAACCGATCCCTGGCGCTTGGTCAGCTCACCCTTCAGTGTCCGCGTGATCCAGAGCTTTTCCGCTGCCTTTTTGACTGATGCCCTCGGATTCCAGTAGTTGCGGGAGTTTTCGGTCATCATCCGTTTCGGTGACCCACCCCTGCGCCGGCCGTATCCGCTCTCCACCGTATTGTCACCCGGCACTCGGTCGCCGGCCGCTTTGATTGCCCCCTTCGGAGCGGCTATTCGGGCGCGGAATTTCTGGAATGCCGCGCCTCTCGACAGGATGCGCGGGCGTGTGTATTGCGGCCCCAGTGACCCACGCAGAGCACCTGTCCTGTCCTTGACCACCTTGTTGAAAATCGACATGACATCCGGTGTCGCCTTTTTCCTCCACGCTATCATTTTTGTTCCGGCCGCCACCGATTCGACCAACACTCTGGACTGATTCTTCTCGGGCCACTTTCTCAGGGCATCAGCCAATGGACGGAGACCAACCTCATACAAATTGATACGGATCAGACCTCGGCTGAACAAATTGCCCACGCTCGTCAACTCTGCTATTTCGGCTTCCAGTGCTGCATGCGACGGGAACCCGTCTTCCAGATACCGTTTTATGTTTCGGCTTCTGTTCCAACCTGCGTGCCGGCGTGTGCCACCTGTGATGGTCTGGATAGGGGCCATACCAGGGAAGCCACGACTCCACTGGTGCCGCATCCGCGACAGTCCCTGCGTACTCGATCGTTGCCCGTGAGTTAGTCCGCGACTGGGAACAATTGGCATATCACATGCCCTCCGTCGCGCGACCAACGAAGCGGAACTCGCGATTGGCGTAGTCGATGTTCTCAGGCTTGCCGGTCAATTCGTAAACATCGCCGGCAATCACCATTTGCCACGACGATTCGACCTCGGCTAGTTCCGTGGTGTAGTCGCACTCAACAACCACGTCGGCCTGACCGTGCGATTGATTCACGAAGTAGACCTCTTTGCTGCTCTTCGACCGCACGGTGCCCCAGGCTTTCAGCGTGTCCTGCGTTGTGACATGAACGTCCACTTCACCGATCGCGTTGACCGCAACCGCTGGTTCGCGGAACCGGATCAGGACGTCCCGTCTCGACGGATCTTTTAGGCCACACACCGGCATGGATTACCTCACCACCGGGCCGGTCCACCCGCACGAATCGAGCAGAGACTGGAACGACAGCACACCGGGGTCATGTTGATCGTGGGCATCGGGATCGGCACAGCGGGTCTTGTAGTAGTGCCCCGACAGCATTTGAATCGCGTTGACCAATCGCTCGGGGATCGGCGTCCCCACAAACATCTGATTTGGCGATGTCCCCGATATATCGATTGCCGAACCACCAGACGTGAGGGATAGCTTGAAATCCGACCCGCTGGATTCGACCACGTAGTACGACGTGTACTCGGTCAGACCCGTCGATTCTTCGAGCGCTGAGAGCGCCCAAACCCGCACCGTATCATCGTCATCGAAATCGTGAATACCATCCGTCGTGAATGTGTCGTTCGATGCGTCCACGGTGCAGGGGACGCCGTACCCGGCGGTGAACGTGACCACAACGGCGTCGGCTTGTTTGCGGACTGCCGGCCAGGATAATCCATACGCTGGTGAGAGTAGTGCCGGCTCGAACTGTTCGCCAACGGCGACATCATATTTCGAGGTATCCAGTGTCTGCCTGGTGCCATCGGTATCGAGATAGGTGATTGAGTCAACGGCCAGGACGGGGCATCGCTGCAGCTCGATGTCGTTATCCTCGCGATTGAATACACTCAGACGGCCGTATCGCCCCTGAGGAAAACGCTTCATCGAGAGGCGGTATTTGGCAGCGGCGAATTGCCGCCAGAGATAGTCCTGGGCTAGCTCGATCGATGCCGCGACGTACCGGGAAATCAGTGCGTCTTCGTCGCGGGTCGTGATCCGCAACTGGTCCTTGATTTCGTCGATGCCGACGGGGCGGGCTGAAGGACCGGCGGTCTTCACGGGAACGGTCAGGATTGACATTCGTCGTCGTCCTCCACAATGCGGACGCGCCCAGCTTTGACCATTCCGCGTGCGGTCGTTCGGTCCAGATCGATGATCGATCCCTCCTGGTGCCAAAACTGGATCACACCGCTCGTGCTGTCGCCGGGGATCCTATGTACGTGGCGAGACACA